CACATTAATTATATTGAAGTAATGTTTTAAGGTTTGTAATGCCCCTGGAACAGTACTAATTTAAAAAATTTCTGCTGGGCAATAGCACAATTGTCACCCGATATCACTCTTACATTTTTTGCACTTTCTGTGACCTCGACAACTGGCATTTCTAATCAGCAATTGTATTGGTATTTGGCGTATTACCCCTGAAACCACTCATGCGCTGGTCCCTCACTATTCAATGATAATCAGCGAAAACCAACCACACCAGTGTCCACTGCAACCACTTGCGCTCAGAGCGACAAACGATTGGCTAAAGAGTCGGCGACAGTCGAGTATCATCGAACCAATAGTGGTTGTTTCCGTCATAATTTCATCAGGTTGCTATTTTGTCGCCAGCTGCCTTTATCCCCTCACATTTATAGTGGGATTATTTTGCATCGTTACACGATAAAAGGTAGGATTCTGCGCCGACAGTTATACCCATAAAGAATAATGGTGAATCTTGTCATCGCCAGGATGAATAAACATTGTTCATGGCGACATAAAAGACTTTTTTCATTAAAGCAATCAGGGAGCGCAATGAGTAAACACAACACCGACACTTCAGAGCAACACGCTGCGAAACGCCGCTGGCTTAATGCCCACGAAGAGGGATATCACAAAGCAATGGGCAATCGTCAGGTGCAGATGATCGCCATTGGCGGTGCGATTGGTACTGGTTTGTTTTTAGGCGCGGGAGCCCGACTGCAAATGGCGGGGCCGGCGCTGGCACTGGTCTATTTAATCTGCGGCCTGTTTTCGTTTTTTATTCTGCGCGCGTTGGGTGAGCTGGTATTGCATCGCCCTTCCAGTGGCAGCTTTGTCTCCTATGCCCGTGAGTTTCTGGGTGAGAAAGCCGCTTATGTTGCCGGTTGGATGTACTTCATCAACTGGGCGATGACCGGGATTGTTGATATTACCGCCGTCGCTCTGTATATGCATTACTGGGGTGCGTTTGGCGGCGTGCCGCAGTGGGTCTTTGCGCTCGCTGCACTTACCATCGTTGGCACCATGAATATGATCGGCGTGAAATGGTTCGCCGAGATGGAGTTCTGGTTTGCGCTTATTAAAGTGCTCGCCATTGTGACCTTTTTGGTCGTGGGTACGGTGTTCCTCGGTAGTGGTCAGCCGCTGGATGGCAACACCACTGGCTTTCATTTAATCACCGATAATGGCGGCTTCTTCCCCCACGGTTTGCTGCCTGCGCTGGTGTTGATTCAGGGCGTAGTGTTTGCTTTTGCCTCCATTGAAATGGTGGGTACAGCTGCCGGAGAATGTAAAGATCCGCAGACCATGGTGCCTAAAGCGATTAACAGTGTGATTTGGCGTATTGGCCTGTTTTACGTCGGCTCCGTGGTGTTGCTGGTTATGTTATTGCCGTGGAGCGCGTATCAGGCGGGGCAAAGTCCGTTCGTGACGTTTTTCTCTAAACTGGGTGTGCCATATATCGGCAGCATTATGAACATTGTGGTGCTGACCGCTGCCCTCTCCAGCCTGAATTCAGGTCTGTACTGCACCGGACGTATTCTGCGCTCAATGGCGATGGGCGGTTCCGCACCGAGTTTTATGGCGAAAATGAGTCGTCAGCATGTGCCGTATGCCGGGATTCTGGCGACACTGGTTGTGTATGTCGTCGGCGTATTCCTCAACTATCTGGTGCCGTCGCGCGTATTTGAGATTGTGTTGAACTTCGCGTCGCTGGGAATCATCGCTTCATGGGCGTTTATCATCGTGTGCCAGATGCGCCTGCGTAAAGCGATTAAAGAAGGCAAAGCAGCGGATGTCAGTTTTAAACTGCCTGGCGCGCCCTTCACTTCCTGGCTGACATTACTGTTTTTACTGAGTGTCCTTGTGCTGATGGCGTTCGATTACCCGAACGGGACTTATACTATCGCGGCGCTGCCGATTATCGGTATTCTGCTGGTTATAGGCTGGTTTGGTGTGCGCAAACGCGTTGCTGAAATTCACAGCACTGCGCCCGTAGTCGAAGTAGATAAAGAAAAACAGGATATTGCATTTAAGCCTGAAACGGCGAGTTAATTGCAAAATTGCCCGGCTACGAGCCGGGCAAATTCATATTGCTGACGAGGTGCTCTTTGTTCGTGCCGGATGCGGCGCAAGCGCCTTATCTGGCCTACGAAAGACAAACTCCCCCATGTCTATTACAGCGCTATACGAATCACATCGTCTGGCTGGGTAGCTTCCTGCTGTTTAGTGGATTTTTGTTTCACACTGACATACAGCGTTTTACCATCGGCAGAAAGAGCCAGACTGTTCGGATGAGTCGGCGTATCGAACGTTTTCACCACTTTATAGCTTTTCGCGTCAATCACACTGACTTTACCTGCCTGACGATGCGTCACGTAGGCTTCATTACGCGCGGGGTTAAACAGCACAGCCAGTGATTCCGGTGCCGCAACCTTCGCCAGAATATTGCCATTACGGGTATCGACCACTAACACTTCTGCCGCTTTAGAATCGGTGATAAATGCACGCTGCCTGGCGGTATCAAGGCTGATGTTGATAAAGAAGTGCTCTTTGCCGTCATCCAGCAGCTTTTTACGACTGAGGATTTTATTGTCGGCGGTGTCGATGGTAATCAATTCGCCGTCAGCGTTAGTGGTGTAACTACGCAAGAAAACTGGAAGCAATGCGCCAGTCATATCTTAATCAGGCATATGAAAAAATTAATGACTGGAGAACGGAGCTACAACTGGGCACCATCAGCGATGAAGACAGAGCAGCACTTACCCAATGGATGGCATACATCAGTCAGGTGAAGAAAATGGAACTACCCGCCATTAAAACAGAAGCTGAATTTAACGCCATTAAATGGCCTGAGCAGCCACAGTAATAAAGAAGGCCGGAAGGCCTTCTGAATATCATTATATACTTGCAGCCGTCACCCATGCTCCATTTAACAGATACTGCAACGGCCGGTAATACACGCCGCCGACGTTATCTGCCGTATTCTTACCGACATCCTGTACTTTAATTCCGGTAAGAACATTGCCGCCCCCCAGATTCAGATCCCAGCTTTCCCATGTTCCGGGCATATGTGCGGTCACCGACCCCAGTCTTATGGCGGTTACTGTTCCTGATGAGATAGTGATATCCTGCGTCCCGTCAAAGGGAACACCATTAATTGTGTGGGCATTTGCCAGCCTGTTCGCGGCAACGGCGGTGCCGTCCGATGGCAGGGCATTCGCCGCCCTGTTTACCGTTTCCCGTAAACCGACGTTATCGATAAAAGCCCCTTTATCCGGAATGTCTGCGCCGTTCTGCTCCCTGCGCAGGTAACGGTTATCACCTTCGCTTTTGCTGTAAACATCCAGATTATTACGGGCGGTTCCCTTATTCTCCAGGTCGGCGAGATTCTGATCCTTCGCCAGGGCATTAACGTCAGCGGGACCAAGACTGTTTTTTGTGGCAAGCGTCCCCAGACCAAGATAACCACGGGCCAGACGCTGGGCCTCCGCACCGGCATCAGCAATTTCTTTCAGGTTATTTTTCCGGGAAAAGGCATTCGCAGCGATAATGGCTTTAATGGACAGCGTAAGCTGGTTTAACTGCGCCTTATCCGGCTGAATACTGGCTTCAGCCAGAATATTCAGCAGTTCGGCCTGGAGAATATTCAGCCAGTCCTGACCAATCCAGCTGATACCTTTTTGTCCGTCACCTTCGGTAAACCAGGTGGTGGTATTACTCTGCGCCGGTGCCAGCGCAGGCATATTCGCCACGCCGGAATTATTATCAACATGAAACATTAAATAGTCTCCTCTTCATGGCTGTTTGCATAAACGTAAATAAACGTCTGCCATGCAGGCTTATAACGGTTCAGAATACATTCCAGCGCACCGCCTTCATAAATACGCAGCGGCGTGAGAATATCATCCAGCACATTCATATTCCGGTAGCCGGTTTCACTGTTAATCGTGACAATACTGACCCACTGCGAATCCGGTGAGGGCTGAATGTCAATCTGATAACCAAACTCCGCCGCAAACCGGATATAAAATTCACGGTTCAGCGAGGGCTTCATCCGGTATTTATTTCCGGCATAACGCTGTCGCTCCGTGAGGGTGGCTCCGGCCATATCACACTCGGGAAGCCCGAGATAACGCTCCCAGTCTTCCAGCAGCAGGCGCGACGTGTCAGGGAAACGCTCGGCAAGCAGCTGTTTACCCGTCCAGGATAAGCATTCACAATCACATCCAGTTTGTCGGGCTGACGTTTCAGACTGTACGGTGCATTAACGGCAATCTGCACACTGCCATCCTTATTTTCCACGATATACATCAGATTTTTGTGCCGTTTGTCCCACAGCACCGCTTTTGGCTTTGCCAGCATTGCCGGTAAGCGCCCGAAGTCCTCTGGCATCAGGGCGATGCCGTCATTCTGATGTTTCACACTGTCTGCATGGAGCACATTTTTACCGCTCATCGCCAGCAGGCGGGCCGGTGGCGTTCCCGTCCGGCTTTCCACTGCCTGCGCAATGCTTTCAGTCATAAAGCCCAGCGTGCGGATATCGTTACCACCTCGCCGGGTCTGCATGATGTTTTTTGCCCAGATGCGGAACGCCAGCTGCCGCTCCGGGCTGTTGTTCATCTCCTGAACCACCATTTCCCGTAACGCCGGGCTTTTCACCTCGATCAGTTTGCGGATCAGCGCCTGGTCTGTGCCGAACGCTGCCGAGCCGGGGTTATATGACCAGCCCACATCCGGTGTCATGGTTCTGGTGCCATCTGAATATGTGGTCACCGGCATTTCTCTGACTTCTCCGGTCTGTTTATCCACGCCAGCCTCAACATTGCGGGTGGAGAGATGATCCTCACCGGATGAAACGGATAACCCCATTGCATCCAGACGAGCCTGAGACAATGGCCGCACACGGCAGCGGCAGTTCCAGCCATTAGGTGGGTAGTGTGTTTTCCAGAACGGATCGTCATAGCGGAATACCAGACCGTTAAGGGCGGAATGCGACGGGCGGGTACGGCTGTCCATGACCGCCACATACTGCCAGAACGGATGCGTGTCCGTGTTGTTCATCATCTGCGTGTAACGCCCGGCATTGTAAGCCACCCGGGTGTTCACGTTGTAAATCAGCGCCAGACGACGGGGACTGCCCAGTTGCACTTCTTCCGCGTTACCGTCGCTGTCCACCACAATCTGCTTTCCCCACCATCCCAGCTTTTGCAGGCGTGGCGTCAGCGTGCGGATAAATGCTTTCTGTGAAATTCCCTCATCAATGGCCCGCTGCACTTCGGCCTGTAACGTGGTCACCACATCCAGGCGTGCCGCTTTTGCTGCCGTGAATGAGCGGGCATGAACATCCGCGGCTGTTTCGAACCAGTTCCAGCTGATATGCGCCCCTTTGACACGGAAGTATGCTACCGCCTCTTTTGAGGGAAGCGTGGCGGCATAACCTAAATCAATCCCCTGTGTCATCCAGCATCCCCTTCATTTCCGCAGCAAACATGGCATCACTGAGCAGCGTCATCAGGCGGGAATCATCCATTTCACGATAAAGGGCAGGCAGGTCTGCCAGCGCATCCGCCAGCCCCCGCGTTCTGATGGCATCAATGACCGGCTCCAGTACCGGGTCGATGGCCTCCTGTAAGCGGCGGGCAGGCACCGCGTCCCCCATATCATCCAGTTCATCACGCGGCGTGCTTTTCGCTTCCGGCAGTCTGGCTGACAGCGCCGTCTGCTCTGTTTTTTCCTGTTTTTCCGGTGGTGTTTCCCTGTCGGTCTGAGCCGGTTCATTGCCACTCTGACGGACACGGAATATGGCTTCACCGGGCGTGGGCTGCGGAATACCGGTCTGCTCACGTATCCAGGGATCAGAAATATCCATCCCCGTACTGAGCTGCATCACCGCACTGGTGATTTTGGTGATATCACCTGGTTCTTTTGTCTGGAAGCAGATACGTGGCAGACGGCGGATATCAATAGTGTGCGTGGTGTTCAGGGCGTACAGCGGATACACCAGATCGCGGTTCAGGGTTGCAGCCAGCTGTCGTAAATCAGAATCCCTGATTTCCCGGCGCACCTCGTTATGTACCTCACCCAGTGAGCGCGCGCCTTTGTCTCCGGCTTCCGTGGTCAGCGTGCCGCCGAGTATTGCTTTGGAGATGGAACGCTCCCCCCACGAAATCATGGTTTCAAACGGATCGGCCTGACCGTTCGCTGCCGCCTGAAACTCCAGCGACATCCCGGCCGGGATGATCCCGCCTGTACGTCGCCCGATATCCATCACCGCCCGCATCAGGGCACTTTTCTGCTCCGGTGTTGCCCCGGACGGGTATTTCCCGACCTTCATCGGCAGGCCGTACACCTCCAGAAATTCCGCCAGATCGCGCACGGAATAGTTTTTGAAAATGAACGGCCAGATAAGCGTCCGGACAAGCCCGGTTGCACCACCGTAACCGGTGCGTGAACGCGACTGATGCACTATCCAGCCAAAGGGCTGAAACGCCACCCCGGAATGGCTGCCGTCACGCAGCCGCAGTTCGCTCAAATCATCCGGGTTAAGGCAGAAATGCCCGCTGTCACGCCAGCGGATGGCGCGGATGATGTGCATTTTACCGAGCATCCCGTGCTCAATTTCCATGCAGGAATAGCCCTTCAGGATGGCATCCGTGGCGTCAAACAGCATGGCATCAAACCAGTCTGCGGAATGCAGATATTCGTCGAGCATTTCCGCGTCCTTTTTCTCATTCGCGCTGGCGTTCGGTGGCGGCTCAATACTCCATGGCCCCCCCTGAATGGCAAGACGTCGCTTGCCCAGCTCCGCAAAAAGGTGGGTGTCCTTTTCTTCAATATCAGCGGCCAGATCGGACTGGGCAATCAGATCGCCACGTTCAGCCCCGCGAAGGCACTGCGCCGCCCGGTTCGGGGTGATACCCGAAGCCGGATGTTCAATATAACGGCTGGCAATCTGCGGAATATCCAGCGCGGCACTCTGCATCTCCGGGTCAAAGGAGAAAGGTTTTCCGTCAGTATCAATGATGCGTCCCACTACCAGCCCCCCCGATCAAATTCATGATATGCCTCATCGTCATCACGATAACCGCCCTCCATTGCCCGCGACCGCTCCGGTAGCGCCTGACAGGCTGATTCATCCAGGATGAAGCCCTCCATGTATGACGCCCGGTTTGCCATACAGAGCGCCACGGCAAAATCACCATGGCGGCGGGCGTTCGCAGCCGTTGCGTTCTGGTCCTTCGTGCGCCCCTTGTCGATTTGCGGGATACCATTCACTACCTTCACATGGCGCAAATCATCAAGCGTGGTCTGATGGCGGGCGACGAGGATATTCTGATCTTCAAACTCGGCTTTCAGTTTTGGCATCCACTCGCCGTACCACTTCGGCGACAACATCACGCAGTCGATGATGTCCGGGCCAAAGGCCAGCAGTGCGGCCTCTGCCAGATAGCCGCCGTTACCGGTGGCGTCGAACGCCGCACCGACCAGCGCCGGAACGCGGGTCAGGATGTACATCATCACCTGTTCCTGCTGGGCATACGGCAGGTTGCGCAGCTCCACGCGAAACACCTCGCGCTTTGCCAGGGATTCGGTGATTTCCAGCAGCACAAAGCAGGACAGGTCACCGGTGCGGGCAAAGTCTTCCCCGAAGCTGAAGCGGGAACGGGGATTTAATTTCTCTAAAAGCGGTTTTAAATGTTCTTCACACCAGGTTAAAACTTCCGATTCACGCAGCCATGCGGCACGGCTGATGAAGTTGTCCGGGGCTTCAAACGTCAGAATCGGGATGTCGCGGATCATCGCCATTTCAATAAGCGCGTGGGGGATATAGGCACCGCCGGATTTTTTCGGGATACAGCCGTATTCCTCGTCGGCATCCTCACGGGTCGGGGCATTTTTGTAGAGATCATCACGCCATTTCTGCTCGCTTTCCGGTGACCATTCCTGATCGGTGACGTAACAGATACGACGGTACAGCCCGTCCGCAATGGCATCATCCAGGGTTATGCGGTGGACGCTGTAATCCTTGCGCCCCTCGCGGGCTTCCTGAATGTACTGATTAAACAGATTATCGACGCCGTTATGCGTGGAGATAATACGCACGCGCGCGCCCCACATAGTGAGCGCCATTGCCGCCTTGAGAAGTTCATCCAGCGACTCGTGGAACGCGGCTTCATCAATCACCACATCCCCCTGAAGGCCGCGCAGGTTTGACGGACGGGAAGACAATGCCTGAATTTTGAATCCACTGTACGGAAAGCGGATCATGTAGGTCAAAATTTCTTCTTTTTTATCCCGTTCCCAGAATGTCTGCTCATACACATCAGCATCTGCCAGCTGGTTAAAGGCACGGGAGAACAGCGCGCAGGCAGAAATATATTCCAGCGCCATCTCCTGCTTTGATCCCACATAAAACACATTGCGGCCACCACGACGCTTCGGTTTTGCAGCAGTAATGACGTTACGCCCGGCTTCCGCCCAGGTAAGACCGGTGCGGCGGGATTTTTCCGCAATGCAGACCTGACTTTCATCCTCAAACCAGCGGGCCTGATAATCCAGAAACACCGGCATATCACCGGGCAAATCAAGTCTGTCCGGCACATCCACGCCCAGCAGGGCTTTTTCACCGGACAGATCAATTTTGCGGGGAGGCGTCATTTGTATCAGTGAAGGAGACGTTTCTTTGGCTTTGTTCATCAGGCTTTACCTGTCAGAATGCTTTTGATTCGGAACTCAAGCTCTTCAGTCATCACGTCCACGCCACTCAACTCATCAGTGACAGCCTCTGCCAGCAGCGAATGCAGTTGTTCCAGGGATATTTCCCCGGCAATGCTGAGTTCAGTCAACTCACGACACGCTTTTATGGTTTCAGGAGGTAACTGTGTTGCAAGACTGAATGCCTTCTGATGAGCACTACTCATCAGTGAGCGGTTATCTGTTACCACGATTCACCTCCTACGCCTTACCAAGCAGCATCTGCCTGATACGGAATTCTATCTGCTCGCTCATGCCATCCACGCCGCGCAACTCGTCGGTGACGGCGTTCGCCATCTCTTCAGCAAATGCGGCCCGGATTTCTTTTTCACGCTTAATGCTGCGCTCGGCGGCACTTTCCGCACGCTGTGCCGACAGGAGGATGTCCTTAATAAGGCGCATATCCACATCGCTGTCGCTGTTCAGGGATTCGGTGGCAGCACGCAGACGGCGGTACATCAGGGCGCGGGACATTTCCAGAATCAGTGCCGTGGTTTCACCGGTCGGCTTGTCCCCCAGTTCGGCCATCATGGCTTTTGTCTGCTCGCGTAAATCACGCAGGTTACGGGCAATCAGCTCATTACGGGAGGCCTCCCGGCTGATGGCCGCCGGTGAAAGCTGCTGCTCTTCCGGCAGACCCGCCTCACGGATCAGGCGGTTGATTTCCTCGCGGATCTGGACCTGCGTCAGGCGTTTTTCACGCAGCATTTCCAGCAGCGGCTTACGGATGCTGTCGGGGAGCAAATCCACCTTGCGTACACGGCCACGCGTTGGCTTATCCATCGTTACCCCCTTGCGCGTGGTTTCTTCACACCCGGAACAGTGGCACGACCTTCCGCCACATCCTGACCCCGGCCGGTCAGTTCAGCGATGAAATAACCGTTAACAAGCGTGCGCTTACGCACCAGTCCCTGCTCGGCAAGCCAGGCAATGTGGGTGTGAACGGTGTCGCGGGACACACGGTGGCCGTAATCATCCAGGCAGTCCTGAAGCACGGATTCGCCCAGTTCGCCGTTGTAATCCGCCAGCGACCGCAGAATGACAAGACGCTGATCTTCAGTAATGAAATCACTCATTGTGTTTTTTTCCTTACAGCCTGCTCCAGCAGCAGTTCGTTCTGGTGGGAGACGGATTTCAGGGTGGCATTGGTGGCCTTAAGCTCACCGCGCAGGGTGGTGATTTCGATATTGAGTCTGTTCACCTCCTGCTGCGTGGGCAGGCCGGAAATCCGGCTCTCCACCCGCTCAACCCGGTCGGAGAGTTTTTCAAAGGCCTCGCGGGGGACAAAGGTTTTGCGCATCAGCGCCATAAAGATCCCCCCGGCCGTGGCCGTGGCCGACAGGATCGGCACGACATAATCTTTAACGATACTGACCCACATGACCGGCCTCCATGATGTTCTGGCAGTTCACACAACGGATGGCATCCGGCACGGCAACCAGACGGGCGGCCGGAATGTCACCCCCGCAGTCCGCGCATGCACGCCTGCCCGGTGTCTCCGCCACCCGGCGCTTACGTGTCAGCCGGTCACAAAGGGCGCGTTCTGTTGCCCGCTCCACGACTGCCTGAGCACAATCTGAATCATCCATACCTTTTTCCTTACTTCGTCTTTCCTGCCGGAACAGCAGTCGTTCCGGCCATATCAGTAAATTCATGCTGTCGCTGTGCCTCCAGACGGCGGATGCTGGCCTTGTCCACGTTGCAGTTTTTAATCACCGCCAGCAGTTGCAGGTTGTAAGTGACCGATGCGCCAAATGTGAACGGCTGCGGCACAGGAGGGACCAGACAGTCAGCCAGCCATTCAGCGGGGATCGGCACCGGCTTCACCGGCACGTATTTCACAGACGGCCCGCCGCACCCGGTCAGCCACATCATCAGGCACAGGAACAGAGGCCGCAGGCACCGTTGCCAGCGACCGGCGGACAATGCTCTGCTGTTCCTCGCTGTGCTGCATGTTCTGCTGTTTTTCATTCGTGGCCGCCTTGCTGATTTGTGAAATGAGTTGCAGGGTGCGTTGCTGGTTTGCCAGCACCAGACGGGCTTCGTCCCGTTCACGCACAAGCACATGATTATTGTCCTCAAGGCGCTGCGTCTTCTGGTGCATTCCCCATACCACGGCAGCCAGCACGCTCATCACCCCCAGCGCCGCCATACAGCCTCCGGCAATCAGGGCCGGTAAGGGATTGTTCACCGCAGCCACAGCACACCCCGCAGCAGCACAACGGCACACAGCAGCGCAATCATGAGCGGTCGCCAGAAGCGGTTCAGACTTTCGGCAAATCGTAACGACATAACCATTCATCCGCCGAACGGCGGGCCTCAAGACCGGGGAGTTTTACCCCCTTTGAATAAATCCAGCGGATATACTGCTTACAGGACGCGGGCATCTGCCCGGCATTGATAAGGCACAGGAGCGTGGAGTTGCGAAAGTTCGTTTCACCGGCCCAGAAAATCCAGGAGGCCAGCGCCACCGTCTGACCACGGGTAAGCGGCACCTGAACATGACGATCGATAGCCGCAAAGGCCCATTTCATGTCCTTTTCCAGCAGCTCCAGACACTCTTCATCAGTTTTTGTCATCCCCGGTTTCACATCCGGGCCGGTATGGCCGTAACAGATGGTGGGGGTGCCGGTGGGATCAATGTACGTGGTGTTTTCTTTCCCTTCCCAGTAGCCGGTGTAGTGCGTGGCAATGGTGAACGTCCCGGCTCCGGCCAGAACAAGGGCAATCAGCTTTTTACGCAGGGGTGCGGGGAGTTTTGGCATTGTTACGCTGTCTCATGGTGTTCTCTGAGTCAGCGTAACCGTGGGAAAAAGTGGGCAGGATTTGCGGAATATCAGAAAAGCCGTGGCTGCGTGCGTTCCTGATGCAGGCGACGCTGGTTGCGGATAACGGAGTAAATCTGCGTCTCTGACATCTGGTAGTGGCGGCGCAGGGTTTCAATTTTTTCGCCCTGGCTCCAGCGGGAAAAAATTTCATTATTGCGCAGTTCGGTGAAAAGGGATTCACCGACCGGGAGATAATAACCACGCCCGCCCATGTACCCGGCCTGTGCGGCTGCAACCTTACGGGCAAGCATTCCCGCCTGAGCAGGTTCAATCCCCTGACGGTGCAGTTCAGCACTGATCACATCAACCAGGTCCCGCAGCGTGCCGGGCCAGTTCTTTTTCAGCTCATCATCAGGAATATCATCCAGACGGTCAATCAGCGCGTGCAGCTGTTCGCTGTCACCAAACATGCTCATCTGTGTTTCAGCCATACCCGCCTCCGGTCATCATTACACAGGGCAAGTTTAAAATAAAAATCCCGCGCTGTGGCGGGGTTTGGGGTTAAAAGGGGGAGGATTCTTCATACAGCCTGCAAACGCGCTCATAACTCATCACTGTACGCGCTGGCATCCCCAGCACATCCAGCATCTTGCGGCGGTGCCAGCGTTTGAGACGCTCCAGCACATCAGAGGCCAGCGCGGGGTGTTGTTCCAGCCACTGCCAGTTAGCCACACCTTCGCCGCCGTTCTGAGCGGCCGTCTGCGATTTCACCCAGCGGTTAAGGGCTGTTTCCCCGCCATCAGAGATAAAGCCCTGCCGGTGCATCACCTTCCAGATGGCGCGAATTTTGGCGGTCACCGTACCCGGTTTTAAGGCCCGGTTAACCGGCTTCTGACGCACTTTAAAACCGCGTTTTTTGAAAACATCCAGCACGCGGGATAACTCATCCGGTGACATATCCCGGCAACTGGGTTTGCCGGTGGCTGCCAGTAGTACGGATGTGTAGGTCTCATGGTCAAGCTGTAGATCGCGTTTTGCGACATGTATTAAGGTAATCAGGGAAGCGCGATTCATTATCGTGTCTCCGTAACAACAGGCGGCATGGCAACGCCGCCCGGATAAAACTAAAGGTATCGATATGAAAATAGATTACGATGAAGTATTAAGTATTCTCACAACTTTTCAGGATGCTGAAACACCTTTCCTTACACTACAGGATCTGGGCATGGCTGAGGCAGAAGGAGAGGAAAAGGATAAAAAAGTTTTTCATCTTATGCTTCTCGCTGATAATGGCTCAATTGTTAATGGTGATATGCAGTCAGAAACACCCAAATATATTGGTTTCTTTTTCCATTCTCTGGGCGTTGGTTTCAGAAACACGCCCATTATGCTTACCCAGCAGGGGCATGATTTAGCTAACGCCCTGAGAAAAAAACCAATCCTTGAAAGAATCAAAAAGGAGTTTACAGACGCACCATTTGATCTAATTAAAGAAGTTACCAAATCAATGTTAACCAGGTTCGTCAAAGAACGTATTGGGATTGACTGAACAACTTAATTCAGCCAGTAATCGCAGGGCGGCGACAGCCGCCTGCTTGTCACTTCTTTTAGCTATTTCCGCAAGAGTATGCACAATCCATAACGGACTTAACGCCACGGCTGAATCCAGAATCATGTCATCCATAATAATTTCTGGCATATCCCGCTTGTCACATTCTTTATCCATAAAAGAAACGAATTTCTCTGCATCTTCCGGTTTCATGCCTCCGGCGATAAGGATTTTGCGATATTCATAAGACGATCTTAATTCAATACTCATTATTCACCTGCCTGCTTAATCTGTTTCCAGTGCTTTGCTACGGGCTATAGCCTCACATTCAAAAAACACCGACTCCGGCACGCGCTCTTTTAATTCACGAACAAGGAAATCATTAACGCGTTCATGACGTCTTATATTTCTTTCCTTTTCCTCCTGGCGCAATACAGCAAGGCGGTATTCAACAGCCCGGCGTTGTTTCTGAAAGACAGCCAGTGCTTTTCTGGCAGCATTACGCCATGCATCATCGCCACATGGTGCGTATTCAAGCTGAAATTTAATCTCTTCAATAGTTTCTTTGATTTTTGCCAGCAAGCTAAGACAGTCGCTTATTGTCTCCAGCTTTTCATTATCAATATAACTTCTCACGCATTCACCTCCCGTAATTCCGGTAAAGCCGAAATATGACACCAGTGCGTCACCTGTCCGTCTTCATCTTCAAGGCAGGCTCCGGTTTCTTCATCAACAAAAAAGCCTTCATACCCCATATGGCCGATGCGCAGCTCCTGACGGTGACCATACTGAACAATCAGCACGGCAGCCTCCATATCAGGTGGGAAAGCATCATTCAGTGAATGCCAGGGATAACCGCGTAAATCCCCGAAATAAACACCGGTCAGCGTTCCGCCACAGAGCGGCATTCCGGCGGCACACACAAGAGGTTCATCTGATTCAACAAATAAGGTCGTTATCATGGCGTTAACTCCCGTAATACAGCGTCCTCGGCAGTCCGGCGACGGTAATAAACTGCGTGAGCAGAATGTTCAGATATTCCAAACTTTTCGCCAATTTCCCGGAATGACAGACGGCGTGGGTAATCGGAATCACGCAGCGCACGTATAAGACGTACATCATCATCAGATATGTGCGTGCCGGGGCGTAACTCTCCGCACTTTGTTAATCCAGCACCAATCATTCCTGCCCGACATCTGACAGAATCTTTATTACGTCCGAGATATTCTCCCATTTGCTGGCAGGTCATTGTTCTGGCATTTTTTCGAATAAACTTATCTTCATCAGGTGTAAATCTTGGGTGTTTATATTTCAGTAACTCCGGGTATGAACTGCGCAATACACCAGTCCGGTTATATACAGCCCAGACAGTTCTTTTTATTCTGGCAGCAATATCCTTAACCGGGGTGGATGAATAAAGCGCAATCAGCAGCGCATCTTCTTCAGGTGTCCACGGACGGACATGAGCGGGGGCGCGACCTTTTAGTCCCATGGGTTGTAATTTCATCATGCATCACCCCCTGACTCGCTTTTCAGCAGCATAAAACTCATCAGACAGTATTTCGGTCATTTTCTGTTTTGCGGGTTTTACGCCGCACTGAAGGTAAATCACATCGTCAACGCAGAACCACTTCACAGGGCCAAACAGGATTGCCGAGAAATCAATACCCAACCAGAACAACAGCGCATCGGTTCTGGCATACGTGACGGGCGAATATTCACGCCACAGACTGTTCAGTTCATCAGAGGCAACACGCAGGGTTTTAGGGATACGTGATGTGCGCGGTGTGCAGCTCCAGCCATTCGACGCAGTCGGTTTTCGCCATAAGTCGCGATGAAAAGGATATTTGTCCTCCGTAAAACGCAGTCCCTTAAAGTAAAATCCACTGATACCGGATACAAATACCGACCGGCACGCAACATTCAGCACGGCCTCAAGGCGTTTTGCCTCATCCTTAACTTTCTGGCAGTCCTGCTGGTATTTTTGCCACGCAGCCAGCGCGGAAGGGTTTGATGTTTTAAAGAACATTACGCCACCTCCGCAGATATCCCGGCAGGCGCTGCTGTCCGGTCAACAATCAGGTAGCGCAGAACATGTTCAGTGATATTCCAGCCGCTTAAACCGCAGATAATGACGCCCAGGCGTATGTCGATATACGCCATCACAAACTGGGGCACGCCTTCTTTCATGGCCTGCTCATCAACTTCTGCCACCACATAAACGGTTTCACAGGTCAGAACGCCCTGAGCAAATTCCCACGCCATCGACGGAATATCATGCCCCTCAATCCATGGCAGGGATTTTCTGAAGCCGCACCACTGAACATCATCAGCCGCAGATTCCTGGCTGCATTTGCGACGAACCGGCTGCACCGGGCGGGGGCGCGGAATATCATAAAAACCGTTACATTCCGTCAGCACGCCTGCATCAACCGCATCACGCAGAAAATAAACCATGGAGGATGGCGGCATATTCATTTTTTCAGCCAGTACACCGCAGGTCAGGCGGCCATAAATACACAGCCAGTTTTTAACCCCTTCAAGCACTTTTGCATCAATCATGATTTATTTCCCCACCACATTATTAATGACGATATAAACGTATTTCATATTTCTTAACCCTTATTTTCTGTTTTCAGGCGCAAGCAGTCCCCTGACGCGAGCGCCATAATTAAAATGAAGTGATATTTAATTGATTAATGTGGTGTTATTTATTCAGTCCGGCGTCCTGTTCAAAAGGCTCGACATAAAAACTTTCAGCGCCTTTATTCACCTTGATACCGGCAATGCCTTTCACAGCATCCGGCTCCGCCAGGACGGCTTCCTTGTTCACTTCCTCTTTCGTGCGGATGAAACGCTCAAGCCCCATACGGCGCAGCATTTCAATCACACCTTCCACATCACGGCTGACGCTGCATGATGGCGTTCCCAGCCGCCATGACACCGTTCCGGTGGTCAGATTGGCTGTTTTGGTTTTGCCGCCGTTCGTCAGCTCATCACGGTTGGTTTTGCACCAGTCCTGAATCCCTTTAAAAAGCACTTTGATTTGCTTTTTAAGATTTTCAATCTGCGGCGTATAACGGGCGGTGATTTCTGCCACTTCGTCATTCATCGCCGTTTCCAGGCGCAGCGCCTCTCGCTGAATATCTCCCAGGGTGCGGATATCACGGCTGACTTCTTCCCGGGTCTGCGGTGCCGCCTCGGCTGCGGCCTTTAATTTTGTAACGCGTTTAGCCATTTTGTTTTTCCTTATTGCAGTGTGCCTGATGCTTTATGCACGCGGTGGCGTTTAATGATGGCATCCGCTCCAAAAGACTGTGCAGATGCCTGAAATTCCGCTGAGAGAAACTGAATAATTGCAGGACTGTGATACTGGAGAATACTTGCATAAACGTCACAGAGTGACGTCGGCCTGTTATCCGTATCACGTTCTGTTTTCACATCCACTCCAATCTTTTCATGCACTTCAACACAGTCATTGCCTGCCAACTTTTCGTCATGCGAAACATGATTAAATTCAAAAATAACGCGTACTTTGCTCATGGAATTACCCCTGTTGATTAAATTCATTACCGTTAATAACCCCGGAAGCCATGCCTCTGTCTTTCATGAATGCACTGGCTTTCATTGCCACAAACTCTGCGAAGTTTCTGCTTTCTGCCAGCATAACCACCCCAAAAATCATGGCGGGTCCATTATCTTTCTTCTTTATTCCGGTTGAACGTATATCCAGACTTACCCCTCTGTGCGTGCTGCCATCAGAGTTTTTGCAGATAACATCTTCCTTGTATTCGAAAATAATGCGTACGACTTTACTCATCCTCTGGTCCTCGTTCTGTTTGGATAACTGACCCGGCGTCTAACCTCACGGCAGAACCGAATCATGGCATTAAAGGCTTCTTCCTCCGTCACCGCTTCCGGTATCCCCGGAACCAGTAACTGCTCCTGTTCATCACGTCCATGACGCGCCATAACCTCAATCACATGCCGTACCGTGGCAGGCTTTCCGGCAACTATCGGCAATGCACCTTCCGGCAGGACGTAACCAAACTCAATAAGACCACTCGACCACGCCCATGCAATGAGATTTTTTTTCACCTCACACCTCCCAGTAAACCGTGCAGCCGCTGATGCGGGTGGCCTTCACACGGCGGCGCAGGCCGTTGGTCTGTATGGTGATTTCAATTTCACCGGTTCCCTGCACGTTGCCTACCGGCGGCGTGGTTTTCAGTGCAAAACGTTGCGGATAGCGCTTACTGCGTTCCAGTACCGCACCGGCAAGTTCGGTCAGACGGCGCGCGCTGTTCAGGGAGTCGAATAAATTCATTTTGTTACCGCAGGATTGCATATTCATATAACACCTCATTTAGCTGACTTGTTTCGCACCAACAGAACGGCATATTCCGCTGTAAACTTCTGTCGCACCTTCGCGATCAAGTCCGGCAGATATCACCATTCGTGTGCGGTCATTAAATTCAAAAAGTAAATCGCCACATTCTTTATTTTCGGCCAGTGAAATCACCTTCACGTTATCGAAATTAACCAGGTAAAAGCGTCCGTAAATATCAGGAATATTAAATACCGCCATAATCACACCTGTGAGAGTAATTCAGGGTTGGTATAAACCTCTTTAAAGGCCGCATTAATATGTTTTTCTGTCAGCGCCGCGCCTTCACCGCTGGCGGTGAGCCACGCCTGGTTAAGCGTATGTGTCAGAACGCGTAACGCTCCCGGCTTTTCAGCGATAGCCTGCATGACGGCCAGCTCGGCCTCACCACTGATCCCCCACGCCATGGCAATGGCCAGCACATCCGCCTTTTTGGCCTTGCGAAGTTGTTTTGTACGGGCAAGACGGCTGAACAGGCGCGATAAATCATCAAAGGCGCGGCGTCCACCTTTAAACAATCCGCGCGGGTTACCAATAAGCACCATCCCGATCCCCGTGGCGTCCTGAATTGCCCGGAGTTGCTCCAGACCGTCAATACCAAGATGATCCGCCTCATCCACAATCACCAGTCCACGCGTTCCCATCAGGCGACGGCGGATGGCGCGGGATAATGCCCCTTTGTTCGCGCGGGTGTAATCAATCCCCAGCGCATCGGCCAGCTCCAGCAGACACTCCGTGACGCTGGAGTGCGCGGGTGACAGGGTGATCATCCAGGTGTTTGGTTGCTCCTGGCAGTAATTACGGGCAGTGGCCGTTTTACCCACACCCGGTACGCCCACAATAACGTTAATACAGCCCATCAGGCGAACCGCCTGAAACAGTGCGCGCAGCTCCTGGACTGTCTGAGTTTCCACAAACTGCGGCGGTTCCGGCAGTGCGCTTTGTTTATTCCAGTTCTCATACCAGGAGCGCAGGGAAGCAGCCACAGCAGCGTTATCGCCTTTATATTTTCCCTTACGGAAAGCCGATAATGTGCCGTCGGAAATTCCCGCCTCTCTGGCGATGGCATACTGCGTCAGTACGCCGCCATCAATAAGTTCATCAATGGTCTTGATTACATCGTTAATATCGGTCATATTATTCACCTCGCTTGAGACAGCATTCTCCGAGACTGAAACCTCAAATAACCTGAGTCACCCCTCGGGTTATTTTTTTATTTCAGGCCAGCGGATCACTTTCTTTTAATTTCGCTTCGAGCAGTTGCAATCCCCGCTGGAAATTACGCTCGTATTCTTCATCAGGTTCATCGTCAGCGACCGGTTGCTGAACGGTCACCGTATTACCCACAGGGCGGTATATGTTTTCCAGCCAGGGCTCCTGCGGCTTGTGCTCCAGCACGTTGACAACCTCATCCTCGACATCACGGATTTTTTCCTCTGCGCGTTTACGCATGCCTTTAAGGCGCTGCTGCTGTTTGTAGTATTCCGCGCTGACAGGGAAGGCTTCGCGTTTATTGCCGTCCCATACCGCCTCGCAAATCACGCTGCCATCCGGGCGGCGCACGGTAATTCGTTCGGCATCATGAATGTCATAGCTGATAAGTACCTTACGGCCATGCTCGTCACGCAGCTCGGGCGCGTAGTAAATATTATTCAGCCAGCGTATTTCACAGCGTCTTACAGGGCGCTCCACCATCGGCCGGAACATATCCCGCAGTTCAACATCGGACAGCCATTCAATTTCCGTGTCCTCTTCCGCCAGGCGTTTTTTTCTGAACTCCGCCGGGCTGTAATGTTTACCGTTCGGCTTCATGGGTAATTCATCGTGCGGCCGGTTGTTGTACCACTCAACACCGTCACGAATGGCATCAATCAGTTCAGACCAGGACGGTAAATCACGCATCGCTGACTGCTGCCGGGCGTTCAGCCGTTTGCCCTGTTGCAGGGCACTGAATGCCGAGCGTAAATCGCGGTTGGTTTTACGTAACGTCTCGCGATCTGCTCCTTTCCCGAAATAGGTGCGGTATTTACGGGCTATGCGCATCGGTAATGTGCGGTTAAGCCGTTCGATAATGCCCCGTCCCTGCGGATTACCGGCAATCCCTGTCGGGTGATTAATCCCCAGTCGTGGCAGTACCCGGCCTTTTTGTTTCACCACTTCCGGCAGTTTCTTCATTGCGCGGCGAATGGTGTCATAAGAGGGCATGATATCGAGCATATAAGGCTCATCAGCGTGCCGGTGCTGCCATTCAGCAACAAAATCCTCGTAAGCCTCGGTCATTGGTCGGCCGTTTGACTGGCGATACTGCGCCAGAAATTCGGGCAGCCAGTTAATATCTTCGGCTTTTATTTCCTGGCGTTTACCCGGTGCCAGTAAAAGCAGGCGTTCAGCGGCGTTCTGTGCCTTGTTAAAGGCCGCAATCCAGCGTTTCAGCGTGATTTCACTCAACGCGCGGCTGTTTCCCTTTTTGGCGTTCGCCGTCTCAACCATTGCCACAATGCGCTCGTCCAGTTGTGATCGTGCCAGGCTGTTAACGAGGAACCGGATAGCCTTAGCGCAACTAAAGCCGGGTTGTTGCGCGATTTTCAGCACCTCGCTGACGATCGCTATTCGTGCCTCTGCCACTTTACGTTGGTTTTCAGTCAGGGCATTGAGGCGTTCGACCATCAGTTGGGGTGATCCGCGATATGCCTCCACCGCATCAACCACGGCAGGTGAGCGTCTGGCCTTTGTCACCACCGGAGCCGGTGATTCATCGGCTTTTTGCGTCATCAGTTGCAGGGCGTAGCGTTCACGTAATGCCTGCTGCGTCACTTCAGGTAAACAGTCGATGCTGTATTCAGTTGCTTTAGAGCCTGAGCGACGACGGGAACAACAGCTTTTCCCTTGTACGTAACGTTGTAATGCCTGGCGAATACCTTTTGTTGTAGCAGGCATTCCGGGCGCGCCAATCAGTTCTTTTGCAATGACATACATATCATGACGCCTTTCTCATATAGCTCTTAACCTGGTATCGACTGGGCCAGATTTCTTCAGGTGATACCCCAAGAGCATCAGCAATTATTTGCTGATACGGTCGGCAAGGAGTACGTAATACGCTTTTCAGCGAATCCCTGCTGTAACCAGCCTTTAAAGATAAAGAGCGCAGTGATAAGCCAGCCATGTGTAAGCGCGCCTTGATGATTTCAGGCGGCCAATCGTGATCTGAAACTTCTCTTCTACTCATACTTCCTCTATTCTAAAAAGTTACCCGCGCGGATATTCGTGCGGATATCTGTACGGGTAAATAATGCATCACCAAAAATACCAAACCAAGGTATTTTTGGTATTTTGGCTAATTTTTGCTTTTATCCTTATTTTTCAATTGGATAAATAGAAAGAAACCTTTCCTTAGAAAAGCACCAAGAGGTATCTTTATGTCGCAGGGAAAAGAACCTGTTATTGAACGTATTGGAATGCTTACAAAGCGCTACCCTTCAAGAAGTGCAGCTGCCAGAGCGTGGGGAATCAATATCAACACATTAAACAGCTATTTCAAGGGAGGACAAACACAACCAGCCCCCAGAGAAAGTATCCTTATACGAATTTCTGAAAGTGAAGGCGTTAGTCTTGAGTGGCTTAAAGAGGGCAAGGGTGAATTACCAAACGATATTGGTATTTATGGTAATTTTGGTTGTTCTGGTGATAAGGGAGATCAGCTTACACAGATGCTTTCATTCCTTACGAAAGACGAACGAGAACAGTTAACCAATCTCCTTGCTCGCAAAGGTGTAGAGACGGTTCTGACACTGCTGAATAAAGAAAACCAAGATTTATTACAACTAGAAGGCAGGAAGCGCCTGGCTGCGTTGATGATTGTAGATATGCCAGACGATTGCGTCAGAGAGATTTTGGAAAAAACCGAGACAAGTAGGCAATCAAATCCGGTAGAATCTAAAGCGGGTTAGTTTGGCGAGGCTGGCCCGTATGTTAGTTGCCATATAGATTTAATGAAGTTTTAAACGCTTTAAAAAGTTGAGATCGCAGTATCAAAAGTTTTGCCGATTTTAGAATA